AGCAGATCAAGCAGAGGCTGTGGGAAAAGCTGGAGTAGAGTGTATCCGTAAAGCAGGGGAAGCGTTTCAACTCATGTGTCCGTTGGACGGTGAGTATAGCATAGGAGATAATTGGAGTGAGACACACTGATAAAATACAACTAGTAAGCATTTCTAATGATCCTGATGGCTATTCTGATGGGTTTTATGCTACTTTTGAAGATGGTTTAGATATTCAATATGAACCAAAAAGCAAGATATTCAATGAGAAAAAGAAAACGATTTGGATACATGCTGATCCAGATGAAGTAGATATAGGTTTTTTTCACGATAAATTTAATTTAGGTTTTAATACTTCAAATGAGACAGGGTCTTGGTTATCATTAAGTAATGGAACTCTTACTTATCATAAGGATGTAGTTGCTAAGTTACGCACTTAAAGGGTATTTTAAATGGAACTAACTGAAGACACCACTCCTGCATGCATGTGTAATATCATTGATAGTGATAGTGAAGAACCTATAAAGTATGACATAATGAGTCACAAATATGTCCCTGACGACAGGGCTTTAAAAGCATTTGAAAAAGAAAAAGATGGGAAAGGAACATGGGAAGATTTTCTAATTAACACAGCCGGTACGTTTTCTGAACACTGGGAAACAATCTTCTTTCCTTCGGATTATCATTGTGGTGAAACTATTTCTGTGTACGATGATGTATGTATATCACATGAACACTGGTCTAATAGAGAAGATGGGCAACATGACGTTCCTAGTATTCTATGTCATCTCTGCGTTTCAGAGCTAAAAAAGAATAACTATCACATAGTTGAGGACAGTAAAATAGAATGGTCAAATTATGAAACAAGCAAACAAGGAGACAATGGGAGTGAAACACACTAATAAAAATATATATTTTGAGGATGACGTTTGGTGGTATGCTGGTGCTAAAAGCAGGAGAGAGGGAGAGCGTCAGACTTTGGAATCACATATTAAAAAAAATAAAACAAGAATGTTTGTTAATGGTAAGTATGTACCTAAGTCTCATCCTTTACACAAAGCAGGAAGATTCAAAACATTTGAAGGGGCAGCCTTCTCATCTTTAAAAGGTTACGAAAAAACTCCAGAAGGCCATGTATATATTATATCTAATCCTTGTTGGGAAGGATGGATAAAAGTTGGCATGGCAATTGATGCAGAAGATAGGTGTAACCAGTATCAAACATCTAGTCCTTTCAGAGATTATAAATTATGCCATACTAAATACTTTGAAGATAGGAAAAGCGCAGAACATTTAGTACATAAAAAATTAAAAAGGCTTTCAACTAAACATAAAGGGGAATGGTTTAAAGTTTCAGTTGATGAAGCTACTAAACTTATAGAAGCTATATGAAAAAACTTGACACAGTTGTCGATGATATTTACGAAACTCTTTCTTGTTTGTGTGATTCAAAAGATCTAGAAATACCAGACGAACATATTGAAGAGTTTGGGGAACGGATGAAAACAGTATTGAAAAGCTGGTCTAAGCCTCACAAGGACAAGACTACTCTTCGCATGTCTATTATTGGTAGGCCCATGCGTAGGCTGTGGTACGATTCGCGTCATGGAAACTCAGCCAATAGTTTCAATCACCCTTCTGTCTTTATCAAGTTTCTTTATGGACATATCTTAGAAGAACTTGTCCTACTGCTGGTTAAATTATCAGGGCATAAAGTAGAAGACGAGCAAAAAGAAATTGAAGTGGACGGAGTTAAGGGCCACATGGATTGTAAGATAGACGGAGAAGTAGTAGATATTAAGACCGCCTCTTCCTTTGCATTCAAGAAGTTTAAAAACGGTACTCTCCACGACGACGATCCTTTCGGATACATGGCACAGTTATCAGGATACGAGACTGCTGAAGGAACAAACGAGGGCGGGTTCTTAGCTATGAATAAAGAAAGCGGAGAGCTTGCTCTGTATCAGCCTGGGCCTTTTGTAAAAATTAATATTAAGGATAAGATTAAAAAGGTTTTTGAAGCTATAGATATTGACACACCACCAGAAAAATGTTATACTCCAATACCCGAAGGTAAGCGTGGAAATATGCGGCTTCCTAGAGGATGCGTCTATTGTCCTTATAAAATAGAATGTCACTCTGACGCTAACAATGGGGCAGGTCTTAAGATATTTAAATATTCTACAGGGTTAAAATATTTTACTCGCGTAGTATCTATGCCTAAAGTTTTAGAAGTAACTTCTTATGAACGGTAAGAAGGCTAGGAGAATAAGCCGAAGAACTAGAATTCTTTTAATAGAGTGGGTTAAATCCCTGTTACCAGAAGAAGAAGCTGAGAAAGTAAATCTACAAAACATACAATATTTGTTGCCTAAAGAAACCCGTTACTTTGCAAACAATAAAATTTATTTAAATGCCTATTCATTTAAATGGATTAAAAAAGGAATTAAAAGAATATTAAAATTATTTCCAGCTACAGAAATTGAAATTATAACTATGGAAGATATAAAATGCCATCTGAATTTTACAAAGAAGACGAGACAAACGAGAACTACGGATTACAAAGTATTATAATTTCGATGGCTAATTTTTTCATGTCTGAAGGGGATGTAGAAGGAATTGAAAATACTTATTTGGTTGCTTTAAAAGAAGCAGTTGAAACAGAATTAGAAATAAGGCAAGGGACAATCCATTAAAAGAAGACCTAGAAAAATAAGACCAAGTTATGATTCCAAGTGGGAAGAGAATCTGCATGGGGATATATTAAAATCATGGCAACATCATGGGGATAAGATTCATTACATAATTAAACATTATTACGAGCCTGATTTTATTAAGACGTTTGGAAATAAGACTATTCTGCTAGAGGCAAAAGGAAGGTTTTGGGATTTTGCAGAATACAGTAAGTATAAATGGGTGAAGAAAGCATTACCAAAAAACATTGAACTGGTATTCTTGTTTTCTAATCCTAATGCACCTATGCCTCAAGCCAAAAAGCGTAAAGACGGTACAAAGAGAAGCCATGCTGAATGGGCAGAGACTAATGGGTTCAGGTGGTTTACGGAACAAACGATTCCTACCAGAGGATTTTGAGTAATGTCTTTTGATAAAGCTGCTTATATGAAAGAATATTATCAAGCTAATAAAGAAAAAATAAATGCTCGTCATAAAGAATACTATCAAGCTAATAAAGAAAAAATAAATTCTCGTCATAGAGAATATAATCAAGCTAATAAAGAAGAGATAAATGCTTATAGAAATGAATACAATAAAATTAATAAAGAAAAAGTAATATCTTATAATAAAGAATACAGAAAAATTAATAAAGAAAAAATAGATACTCGTGAAAAAGAATATTGGTTAAAGGAAAAATATGGCATAACTTTAAAAGACAAAAAGGTTATGTTAAAAAAACAAAATAATAAATGTAAAATTTGTTCTCTTAAGTTTAATGAAAATAACTTTAAAAGTAAGTCTTGTATAGATCATTGTCATACAACCAATAAAATAAGAGGTTTATTGTGCCCTACTTGTAATTCAGGACTTGGATTTTTTAAAGACAATACAAACCTATTAATAAATGCTATTACTTATTTAGCAGGAGAGAGGAATGAAAGCAGTAGAGGATAAGATTGAGTATAAATTTAACGAGGACAATACTATAGAACAGATAAAAAGATACATCGACAGAACATATGAACAGCACTATGCTAACGGCAAGTATCAAGCGACTGATATGATAATTGATGCAGGACACGGTGACGGGTTTTGTATTGGGAACATTATGAAGTACGCAATGCGGTATGGAAAGAAGCCAGATCCGATCACGGATGAATATAAAAATCAAGGAGATCTGCTTAAAATTATTCATTATGCTATCATTGCATTACATCTATGGACTAAGGAACACTAATGGATAGAAAAGTTGAAAGAAGGGAAGGGTTTTTAAGAAGAAGAAAAGCAAAACAAAATTCTAAAAGTAAACGATTAAATAGACTAAAGAAAGATGCTTTGAAATATAAAGAAGGTTTAAATATGAAAGAAGTTCACAATGAAGATTGAGCTACCTACTAATTATCAACAATTTATACACTTGAGTCGTTATGCTAGATGGAACGAAGAGAAGGGAAGAAGAGAAACATGGAATGAAACAGTTTCTAGGTATTTTAACTTCTTTGAAAAACATTTAAAGAAGGTTCACGGAACCGACATTACAAAAGTACGACCTTCCTTAGAAAAGGCTGTTCTTAATTTAGATATTATGCCAAGCATGAGAGCATTAATGTCGGCAGGAAAAGCTTTGGAACGTGACCATGTTGCAGGATTCAACTGTAGTTATCTAGCTGTGGATACTCCAAGAGCCTTTGACGAGACTCTATACATCCTTATGTGCGGCACAGGCGTAGGGTTTAGTGTCGAGAGGCAGTACGTGAACAAGCTTCCAGATTTACCAGAAGAGCTATTTGATACAGATACAATAATAAGAGTAGCCGATTCTAAAATAGGATGGGCAAAGTCTTATAAGGAGCTTATCTCTCTATTGTACTCTGGACAAATTCCAAAATGGGATGTATCAAATGTACGTCCACATGGAGCGTCACTAAAAACTTTCGGAGGAAGGGCTAGTGGGCCAGCACCATTAGAAGATTTGTTCCACTTTACCATTAACATTTTTAAAGATGCGATAGCTAAAGGATATAGGAAGCTAGTATCTATTGATTGCCATGATTTGATGTGTAAGGTTGCAGAAGTTGTAGTGGTAGGGGGAGTAAGGCGAAGTGCTTTAATCTCTCTCAGCAACCTCTCAGACGAGCGTATGCGCAATGCTAAGTCAGGGGCGTGGTGGGAGGATAATCAACAAAGAGCGCTGTCTAATAATTCAGTAGCTTATACTGATACTGCTGATATGGGCGCTTTTATGAAAGAGTGGTTGTCCCTACACGAAAGTAAGAGCGGTGAGAGAGGCATTTTCAATAGACAAGCTTCCGAAAAACAAGCGGCTAAGAATGGCAGGAGAGAACCCTATTCAGACTTTGGCACTAATCCCTGTAGCGAGATTATCTTACGCAATAAACAGTTTTGTAATTTAACGGAAGTTGTTGTACGAGAAAACGATACTTTAGAAACCTTGCAAAACAAGGTAAGGCTGGCTACAATACTAGGAACTTTCCAAGCTACGCTAACTAATTTCAGATACTTGAGCAGGGCGTGGCATAACAATACTAAGGAAGAGGCTCTTCTTGGTGTTTCGTTAACAGGCATTCTTGATAATAAAAAGATGGTGACTGGTAGCATTAAGCTTGATCAGCTAAAGAAAATAGCCATAGAAGAGAATAAAAAGTGGGCCAAGAAACTAGGTATCAATCAATCAGTTGCAGTTACTTGTGTTAAGCCTAGTGGAACTGTGAGTCAACTAGTAGATAGCGCATCAGGGATACACACAAGGCACAGTCCCTATTACCTCAGAACTATCAGAGCAGACAAAAAAGACCCATTAGCGCAGTTGATGGTGGATCAAGGGGTATATCATGAGGATGATATAACTAAACCAAGCCATACTTATGTATTTTATTTCCCTATTAAAGCACCAAAGAATGCAGTAACTAGAGATGGCCTGACAGCTTTAGAACACTTGAAGCTTTGGAAACATTATCAAGATAATTGGTGTGAGCATAAACCTTCGGTAACTATTTCAGTTAGAGAAAAGGAGTGGTTAGAAGTTGGAGCATGGGTGTACAAACATTTTGATGATGTGTCTGGTATATCCTTTCTTCCTTATGTAGATCACTCTTATCAACAGGCCCCTTATCAAGAAATAACTAGTAAAGAATACAAAGAATGGTTAAAGAAAACGACTACTTCAATTGATTGGACAGTTCTTCCTGAGTATGAGAAGGAAGACATGACTGAAAATATTAAAGAGCTTGCGTGTTTTGCAAGTACATGTGAAATACTATGAAAAATAAAGAAGGAAATATTTTATCATTTAAAATTTTGATTGATTCAAAAGGAAATCTTGTAACTGAATTAAGTGGATTGTTAGAAAAGGATGCTCGTAAAATATTTAACAAGTATGATCTTCCTATTATTGAGAAAATAATAAGAGAAGGCAGGGCAAAGCTGGAACCCCTTCATAAATTTTTAGAAGAAGAGCTAGGTAATATAGTATGCGAATAAGGAAAAGAATAGTGTTAAAAGAATATATACAAAGATTGAAAGATAAATTTAAATGCTTATATTCAAAAACGACACCCAATGAAAATCAATCGAAGTGGAGCTACGATGCAAACGGTTCTCACATTACGGAAGAAAGCCGTCAATTCAACAAAGAATACGACATAATAATAGAAAACGTGCAGAGGCAAATTAAAGAAGAAGAATTGGATATTGAACAAGTATTAGCTGATGATCTCGCCGCACAAGCACGTCGGAATGGCATCCTGTAAGTTTTTATCAGATCACTTTATTGAATAAGCCGTCAATATCGACTGAGCTTGATCGGCACAGCTGCCGCAGCCAGAGGTGA